TTACACAACACGTTTTTTTATGATAGTGGAGAACAAACAGATGCTATTAAACCCAATTTTGTCTCGTTTTTGTGAAATATACGTACCCGAGCCTTATAATAAGAAATATATAAATTTACATCAATTAATGCTTGATAAAATTGCTAATAATGATGTATTAAATAATCGAAAAGAGTTATTTATTAATGAAACAATAGAAAAGATGAAACAAGACAAAGTAAATAATAATTTAAAAAATAAAGAACTATTACGATACTGTGAAAATATTTACGACAATGGTTATTCTAGTCTAGATGTAATAAACGCATTTAAAAATGATACATCTATATCACACTTAAAACGAACATCGATACAAGTATACTATTCCAAAATAAAATCGGAATTTAGGTCAGAAAAACTACTATTATTTAGCACATTAAATTATATATTCAACCGAGACACGGATGATATACGTAAAATAAAATTTATATAGACCATGGATTACATGCTTTACGTTTATATGATAATAAAAAAATACATAGTTTTAATATAATGGACGATTTTGAAGTATCGAATTTATACGAATCTCGAAACGAATGGTGTGGTAGATTGGTTTCTATATTTACACCACTAGTTATAGAAGGAATTCAATCGATTTTTAACGAATCTTGGAAAGTATGTCTGGAAACAGAGGAACCAGGTAAATATTTAATGTCGTTTCAAAATATGCTATCTTCTATACCAAAATGGAACGCCGTCACAATTGAAGAAGAACGCAAACGAATCATTAACAGAAGCGGTTGCGGTTATTTAGAAGATTTAATCACATGTGTCCACATAATACAAATGAAAATCCTCACTTGTATTCGTGTTGGTAATAAGCAAAAACAAATAGATGTATCAATACCAAACATAGATACATTCTTACATAAATTATATATACATGTTGCGCGTTCCTGTTATAAAAATGTTTATTTGTTTGAGCGTAATATATCAGCATTAACAATTCAGAGAAACAATCGCGAATTAGAGTGTATCGTGCAAGAATGTATTATAAAGACTATACGAGAAAGCATTCCAACCGAAGAAATTATTAAGGCATATATGGACGAAGGTGTTGAACTAGAAGAGGAGGTTATTATCGAGGATGTGAAAGAAGAAACAGATAAAGAAGAAACAGATAAAGAAGAGGTAAATGTTGCTGCTATAACAATAGAAGACGAGACACCTCCACCACAAGTTCCTACTATACAAAATAAGGACGAAGACCCAATTGTTACAAAATTAACGTTCAACGACTATGATAGTATTATGGACATAGACACAGGAAGTATAAGCGATGTCAATGCCCCGAAAACAATTGAGCGATTAGAAGAAATCAGCTCAGAGCGCGCTATACAGAGAAGATTAGAAGAAGAAGAAGACGATATAAACGATAAAATCAAAATATACAGTGATAATATAGATTTAGGCGAAATGGATATTATGAATATAGGTAAGCCCCCCCATTCAAATGTAGGTGAAATAGTAAGTTTAGATGATGTAGTCGAAATACTAGACTAAAATATGCGTTAATATAGCCTATAAATTATTACAAGTTATATTATAATGGAGAAACCACTGCTTTTGACGGTTATTATAGGCATACTGTATTTCGTTGTAAAAATCACAGAATCCAAATACATACATAAAAAACAAGAACCTATGAAAAATACTGTTCGCGATACACTGGTTGTTACGGGTTGCGCGTTTGTAGTATTATTCGTATTCTTCCACATGACAGGACCACTTGCCGAACTACTAGGTGGGGGTGAATATGTGGGTTCTCCTGGCGCGCAAGCATTTGTCGACGAACCTGGTTTTTAGCTATCACCAGTTATGATACATTTTGATATTATACATACATATATATTATCAAACTATAATTCTACATATGACGGCATTGCGTCAATATCTATTACATCTACATTATCATCTGGTGCATCCACTTTATATTTACTAAAAAATGGGTCGCCTAGTTGTTTTACTGGCGTATGTTCATGAACCGTACGGGCTATCATTTTATAAAGTCTGAATTCAGGAAAACGCTCATCGCCATTTTTCTTATACAAGATATTTTTCGCATTATCATCCAGACACCATCTATATATGGTTTTTTGTAAAGGAGACATTTTATTTAGAGGTTCGTCGTCAATTATAAAATCATAAATAGATGTACCAAGACGACATAAATCGAAACTATAATTTGGGTCAATTTGAGGGCGATTTTTATTATAGAATGGACCAAAATTATACTGCGTCGCAGCGTCACCACCCGGGTAGAAACTATCACTACAAAATAGCTTTCCTTTGAATTTATATATACTTCTGCCAAAATCAATCAATTTGAAAATTTTTCCATACGTAGGGACTTTATAATACTTACCATGAACTTTATAATATATAAATTCTTGGTTTGTATAAGTATACATAATATTATTGGTATGGAGGTCATTATGTGTAAAGTGGAACATCTTTTGATATGTTAATAATGATAATATAACTTGCATCAAAGCCGAGCAACCATTATTTTCATCTATTAAATCTTGTTCAAATAAACTGTCAAGCGTCCCTTCGCATCTTTCTAGACATATCATTTGAACGGGGAAATTATTGATATACGCATACATCTCGTCTTCATCTTCCTCTTCATCTTCATCTTCCTCTTCATCTTCCTCTTCATCTTCATCTTCATCTTCCTCTTCCTCTTCCTCTCCATCTTCCTCTCCATCTTCCTCTTCATCTTCCTCTTCCTCTTCCTCTTCCTCTTCATCTTCATCTTCCTCTTCATCTTCCTCTTCCTCTTCATCTTCCTCGTCGGTATTTGGTTTTATATACACCTCTTCCAATGATATATCGGTTTCAACAATAGTATTGGAAGAATCAATGATAATACTGGTGTCATATTCTACACCAATAGTATTATCCGATAAGGTTTCCATTATCTCCAATTTTGAACGTTTATTTCTCGTATCAAACGAGTTTAAATCCCTAACATTACATTCAGATATGCTGTAAAGTACGTCTAAATTATTAATAAAATATTTGGAATTATTCAAATACTCATAATCATCTGCAATGTTGAATTTAAACTTATCTTGCACAGCCAAAAACGAACCGTGGTAATCGATTGAATGAATGAAATTATGTTTATGCAGGGTATGACTACATAAAAATGAGAAAAATCCGTCTATATAAGACGCATTATCCATATTGGCATAATTGGCCGATATATCGTTTAGTTTAGGTAGTTTAATTATATCATTTGTATTTTTGGATTGTTTGCCCAATAAATACCGTACAGGGTCGGTTAATGGAGAGTATTTGATGAAAGTTTTACGTGGTATAATATCACCCGACGGACCAATTACAGTATCAAAATCTTTGAAATGATGTTTATGGTTTAATTGGAAGGAATCATAATTATCCTCATTCATATTAAAAAAAAATGAATGGATGGGTTGATAATTCTGTATACTTGTAACATCAAATGGATTATACTTATTATCAAAATCTTCACTACTACCATTAAAATTTTTTTTAAGTACGACTGTATCAATCGAAGGAACCTTTCTATACGCTATGAAAGTATCTTTGTCGAATGCAGACATATAAGTTTAATAAATATTATATTATTGATAAATAAACGTTTATTTCGTTTATAAGGATAAATATATTTATTGTTCTAAAATATATCATTCATGACATTAGAATTGAGAAAATTTAATATGCGAGATATCACATTCCGTCCTAATGAAAATAAAGGTCCTGTCGTGGTATTAATAGGGAGACGTGATACAGGGAAATCATTTCTGGTTAGAGACCTGTTATTTTATCATCAGGATATACCAATCGGCACAGTAATATCAGGAACAGAAGCAGGCAATGGGTTTTATAAAGATCATGTACCTCGATTGTTTATTCATGATGAATACAACACTGCGCTGATCGAAAATATATTAAGACGCCAAAAGACCGTTTTAAAGCAAGTAAAAAGAGAAATGGAAACATATAATAAAACAACAATAGACCCTAGGGCTTTCGTAATTATGGATGATTGTTTATATGACCAAACTTGGACACGAGATAAAATGATGCGTTTATTATTTATGAATGGACGTCATTGGAAGGTCATGTTGATCATAACTATGCAATATCCGTTGGGTATCCCACCCAATCTAAGAACAAATATAGATTATGTTTTTATTCTAAGAGAACCTTACTTAACAAATCGTAAGCGTATTTGGGAAAATTATGCAAGTATGTTCCCTACATTGGAGTCATTTTGTTCTGTTATGGATAATTGCACTGAAAATTTCGAATGTTTAGTTATTAATAATAATGCCAAATCGAACAAGTTAACCGATCAGATATTTTGGTATAAGGCAGAAAACCACCCCAAATTTAGGTTAGGGTCGAAAGAATTCTGGGAACTGTCTGAAGGTATGAATTCTGATGACGAAGATGAGGCATATGACCCAAATAAAGATAAGAAGAAAAAGGGTGGTAATATAATAGTCAAAAAGAATAACTGGTAAAGAGTAAAAATTGCTTTCCCACGCGGGAAAGCAACAACGAAATAGTCACGGTGGTCACCGGTTTTGAGCAATCCGTATATTATAAGTGCCTATTTACACCTTTGAAAGAATGTAATTATAACGTAACGAATTACTTTATAATTTATTTTATTAATCGCCTTTATTTATTCAATCGCCGCCACCAATGGCATTATCACGAACCAATTCATTACGAACACTTACACTGGTTGGGTCTACTTCTTCGCGTTCGTCAAAATTAACAGTTTCAGAAACACCGATGAGGTCTCCTTCTTCATTTAAACTCTGTGTTAGAACATTTCCACTCTTTTTAGCCTTTTTAATATTATCTTCAATTGCTGCGCGTTTCGCATCTTTTACACGTTTATCGAATTCCTCTTTTGCTTTCGATTCATTTATATTTTTTTCATTATGTAATTGGTTCAATTCATCCTCCATAAACTCAATACGTCCGGTCTTGTACGCATCTGGGTCCCAAGGTATCCACATACCTACTGGACCAACGAAAATATCATGATGTGGGTCAAAGTCACGAATCTTCTTACATCTCAACTCTGCTTCCTCTTGCGTGTTAAAAACACCACGTAGTTTGAGACCACGTACAGAAGTTTGGAACTCATGCTTTCGATTGAACTCTTCGTTTAATTTAGTTTCATTTTTATCCATAAACGTCTTCCAATCATCATCTAATGACGTATCGCGTAAATTATCGTGCTCCTCTTTTACAAATTCTTGGAAATCTTTCATTGTATCATCGACTTTTAGATTATACTTATAGGACAGAAAATTCACGAAATCGCTCATCTTCATCATAGATTTAGTAAAATCCCATTCCGAAATAAACTTTTCGAAAATGAAAAGTTCTCGCTGTTTGAGAATTTTTTCAGGCGAAACAAAAGATAAACAGGCGAATTTTTGACCAGAAATTAATGGGTCCTCATCACATAGATCGATATATTTTGGATTGGGGGTTCCGTCATTTAATACCTTTCTCTCAAAACCCGACATGTATATAGTTTAGTGAAAATAGTTTTTAAGTATTATTTTATGCTATAATAATTTATTCAAATTAAATCTAAATTATTTTAATTTAATTTATTTACATATAATATAATGCAAGGATTTGATTTTAGCGAACTTGTCAAGAGAGCAATCAAATACATCGTAGAGGGTATCATGGTGGCAATCGCCGCATATTCAATTCCAAAGAAATCACTCAACGTTGAGGAGATTGTTATTATTGGATTGATGGCTGCTGCTACGTTCTCTGTTCTCGATGTGTTTGTTCCTTCAATGGCTGCGTCAACCAGAGGTGGTGCTGGGTTCGGTATCGGTGCCAACCTTGTTGGTTTCCCACGCGGTATGTAAATGCACAATACAAAATTTTAATATTTATTAAAATTTTGTCAAACAGTTGGATGATACTCCCAATCCAAATCGTTACATACTTTACACCATATTTGGTCTTGGTCGAGTTGTTTTTCTCTATCTTTCATCAGTGGTATATATGGTAAATATTGTGTTTGGTCCAGAAGTACACATAATTGATACAATGTGTATGTATAATTAAAAAAATTAGTGCGACTAGGCGGACAATGAACCGCCCATGGTTTTTGAATTTCAATGAATAAAAAACAAAGGGTTTCGTGTAATTGTTCATTCATTATTGGTGGTATTATTCCGAATTTCGAATTAATAAACTGAATGTGTTCGAAATATTTATTATACCCGAGTTTTCTCAAAATCTCTCGCATCTTATCGTAATTCAGTTCTTTACGAATATCTCGTATTCTTTCTTTTTTAATACGTTTACTAATATCTTCAATTACTTTGTCTGGAATTTGTGTGGTTTCCTTAGCCTGGAATTGCGAAAGTATTTCTTTGAAGTGATTTAGTCGAATATACGCTGTGTATGATGGTTCGCTGGGAGGTTCTTTATTCGATGGTTTTGAACTATCGAATACATAATGAACGAATCTACCGCAATTAATGTTATTACATATCATAATACCCTCTTCATCGCGGGGTATGAACTCACCATAGGAACAATAATGACATACATCTGTTGGAACCAAATAATCTTGTATATTTGTAATTTCATTATTTACGTTTTTCCAATATTTTGCTATATTATTACTTCTTATTTCTGTATCGTCTGTATTATTCGATACATCTTTTATTTTAAAAAAAGAGTTCAATACATTTATATTATTTTTATTACGTGTACCACTTGAAATTGTCTGTTTATCCTCAAAATATTCAAAAATATGCTTCGAATTATTTAAATAATATTCCTTTTTTTTTTGTTTCAAGGCTCTGATTTTACCAATTGTTTCTTTTATTTCATCTTTTAATCTTAATCGTTCGTCAATTTGTTTATTGGTTGTTTTACGCAATTTATCACTCAGTGTTTTTTTTAAAGATATTAATTTCGGTATATGTTCTTCGTCATCATTTTTGAATTCATTCAACAAAAAACAATGTTTCATGTCAATTGTATGCATTACTTTTAAAGGTGCATTTTTATTATTCATTTAAATAAGATGGTAACTTAATATCTAAATAACTATTTTATTAATTCATTAGTGTGTAATAAGGTAAATTCATAAGAATTTATTGGAATTATATTATAAAAATGGATTCGCGCATTTCTAACAATACGACACATATACAATTGGACCGAAAAACATTGATTAAAATGAACTTTATATACAATGCAATTCATGATGGATGGTGTGTAAAAAAATACGACGACTCATTTGTTTTTTCTAAGAAGCATGAAGGGAAAAAACAAGTATTTCAACCAGAATATTTAGAGCAATTTATTGAAAAAAATATGATATTGTGATTATTTTGTATTTTGCATCACTAAACCGACGCAGATTTCAATTGGGAAGCGTCACATTACTACGTAGTATCTTCAATGGTGTAAAAATATAAACAGAGGTCGACATCCTTTACTACATAAGGTACAGATTAATTCCTCTAATTTTTTTTATTCTCTTTACATCCGCAGTATGTGTCCTTACAAACTTCGTACATTATAACTGTATGTTCCTATAATTTATGAAAATACTGTTATACACCTTTGCGCATTGAAAATGCGCATGGAACCGTTACTTTTCGCTGATGAAAACGCCCCAGAATGGGCGTTTTCAAAGAGAAAAGGTGTAAAAACGATATTTTATAATTCTGCTAGTTGATTGTTTTTTGTTTCAAATCATAAAGGATGTAAATACAAAAACCGGAATTATTTAGGGGTATTGGAATAAAATTATAAGACATTTCAGTATTATATAAACATTAATGTATTATTTTTGAAATTATTTTCTTTTTCTATAATATACTAGTAAAATGGGTGGAGCTCTAATGCAACTTGTCGCTTACGGTGCTCAGGATGTTTTCCTTACCGGAACTCCTGAAATTACATTCTGGAAGGTCTCGTATAGACGTCACACTAACTTCGCTATGGAATCTATTGAACAAACTTTCTCTGGTCAAGCCGACTTCGGTAGACGTGTTACATGCACCATTTCCAGAAATGGAGACCTTGCGTATAGAACCTATCTTCAGGTCACTCTCCCTGAAATCAATCAACAAATGGCCAATTCAAGTGGCG